AGAACAAAAAAGACTTAATGTAAGTGAATCTTTTATTAGAATAACAAGCAAAGCAGAAATTAATCAAATTAAATCTACACTTATGGATGTAGACACACCTTACATAGAAAAAGAAAATTTTATAAATAGTGTAATAGCATTATATGGAAATGAAAACATGGGTAAAGTTTTAAATCATTTACAAGCTGAAAAGCTACCTGTTGAATATATTACAGCTATGAGTACCAATAGTGCTGAATTAAAAAAACATATTTTATCTGGAGAAACTGTAGAAGATTTAGAAAAATTTGTAAAAGTTAGATTGCCAACTGATGAAAAATTTAACAGTATTGAAAGAGGTGTTGTAAAAGGAATGGAAGATTTTGAAACTGTAATTTTTAATCAAGGAGATGGATCAAAATTAAAAACTGATTATGTATCATCAATTCAATCAGCTATTTATAAGTCTGCTTTACAAAGAGTTAAAGCGGGAGAAAGTATTAGTGAAGCTGTAGATAATGCAGTTACAAGTTTTACTAAAGATTATTTTATTGCACCAGATAAAACTTTTATGATTCCAGTAGATGTAGGTGGTAAGTTTGTTAATCAACCTATAGTTTATGATAAATCACAAGCTCTTAAATTAATGGTTGAAACAAGTGATTACTTAACTCGTTTTCATGGTGAAGATGGGTATATGCACTATGCTGCTTTAGCTGGAATAGACAATTTAAGTGAAGAAGATGTTAAGAAAAGAATAGAATTTACAATTAAGAATCATTCTAAATGGTTAAATAATGCTGATGTAACAGGTGCTATATTATATGCTGAATTTACAAATGGTACATATCCGGTAGTAAATGCTAATGGTGATAAAATAGAATTTTTCTTTACAGATACACCTAACAATAAAGGTATCTATAGTATAGAATTAAAAGCTCCAGTAACAGGAGAGGATATAGATTTAATACCTTTCACATCTGATGTAGGTGCTTATGAGTTTGAAGAAACTAATTACGATAATACTAGCGAAAACAAAAACCTTCTAACTACAGCAATAGATAGTGTTGGTAGAGTAATAGATACTGCTGGTGATGTTTTAATTTCTAGTGCTGCGGCATCAGAGATAGATAGTTCATGGAGAAACAATACAGAAATTCAAAAAATAATAAAAGAAGATCCTATTATAGAAAAAATAATAATGACAGAAAGTTCTGGAGATCCAAATGCTTTAAATAAAAGAACTGGAGCAAAAGGTTTAATGCAAATTATGAAAAACACAGCAGAAAAAGATACAGGTTTTGGTGTTAATTATAATTTAAGCTATGAAGAATTATCTGATCCAGTAAAAAATGTAAAATATGGAGCAGCATATTTTAAAGGTTTAAAAAAATATTATGGAAATGATAAAGATGCTTTAATTGCATATAATTGGGGTCATGGAAATTATCAAAGTTTTAAAAAATTAGGTTACTGGATTGAAACAAAAGGTAAAAAGAAAATTAAAAATTATAAATTACCTAAAGAAACAAGAAATTATGTAAAAAAAATATTAGGTGTAAATGATTAATACTGGATTAGGTACATTTGAACCATCAGAACAGGAGATAGGTTCTTTATATAATCAAACTAGAACTGGTTTTTGGGAAACTGCTGGTGCTACATTTTATAATGCTTGGAATTATAACCCTACATCTTCTGTTTTTAGAGCAGTAGATCAAACACAAGCATATCAATCAAGTAATACTTATATAAATAGAGATGAACTAAATAAACAATATGGATATTTAGGTTTAACATTTAAAGAAGATACCAGAGAAGGTGTAGTTGATTATTTGGTTGAAAGAAAAAAATTAGAAAAAGAAAGAGCAGATATTATTTCAAGAGGACCAGATGGTAAGTTAGCTAAAAGTTTTTTCTTTTTAGAATCTCTTGCTACAGGTTTTTTAGATCCAATAAATATTGCAGCTTCCTTTGTACCTGTTGTCGGTCAAACAAGATTTGCAAATATGGTTGCTCGTTCTGGCAAAAATGTAGCTAGAATGAAAAAAGGTTTTAGAGAAGGTTTGGTTGGTAATGCTGCTGTTGAACCTCTTGTTTATGGTGTGGCTAAATCAGAACAAGCGGATTATGATATGTATGATTCTTTTACAAACATAGCTGTAGGTGGTTTTATAGGTTCTGCAGCTCATGTTGGTTTTGGTAGAATAGGAGATTATCTTGCAGAAGTAAGAGGTAAGCCAAATATTTATCAAAGATTAGCAGCAATTTCACCAGAAAATCAACAAGCATTATTAAAACACTCTGTTGGTAGAGTTGTAAAAGGAGAGAAAGTAGATACTGGAAATATTATAGTTGAAAAAACTATAGTAGGTGATGAACAATTAAATAAAATAGATGATCAAATTAAAGAGTTTAAAAGTTTATATAAAGATTCTTTAGAAGTTGGCGATAGAAAATCAGCAAGAATATATTTACAAAATATTAGAAATTTACAAAAAACAGAAAGAGATATATTTGAAGCTAAAAGAAGAGCTAATGATGAAGCTAAATTAGCAGATCAAACTGGAGTTAATGCAAATAATAAAAAAACATTAACTGATCAAGAAGAAATAAGAATAGAAAAAACTACATTAGAATTAACTAATGAAGCAGAGAATATAAGTTTAAGAAACACACAACAACAAAAACAATTAGATGTTAAAGATCAAGATTTAGGTGAAGAATTTACAGTAGACAGAGCTGAAATTGAAAAAATAGATAAGTCTATAAAAAATAAAACTACTGTTAGAGAAGCTATAGAAGCTGGAACTAACTGTACTAAAAGGAACTCGTAATGGTAGATATAAAAACAATTAGTAAATGTTTTAAAGAGGTTAAAAGACTAACTGGTGATCTTTTGCCAGACGAACAAATAAATCAAATTTTAGATGAAGCTAAAATAAAAATTGAAGAAAACAAATTTCAAGATTTAGAATCAAAAACAGACAAAGTATTAGCACAAGAAATTATTGATAAGTTTGAATATGATCAAGTTGTTAAGAAAAGAAATTTAGCTGAAAACAATATGAAAGCATTAGACACTTATCAAAAAGTTATTGATGCTGTAGATTTATCAGAAGGAAGAATTACTCCTATAGAAGCTGTATCAGCAATATTAGTTGGTATGCAAAAATTTTCTAAAATTACTAGAGATTCTATTGGTGCAAAACAAGAAGCATTAGAAGATGTTTTAATAACTAAACTTATTAGAAGTCTTAACAATATAAGTGATAATGCTTTTAAAGATTTTACTGATGGTAAAATGGATGTAGAAATTATGAATGAAATGCTTGGTATACCTACAGGCATAAAAGATGCAAAAGACATTGCTAAAGTATTAAAAGAGTTTCAAGCTGATTTAAGATTAAGACTAAATGATTTAGGAGCTAACATAGGAGAGTTAGATGATTGGATTACAAGAATGTCTCACGACACAGAAAAAATGGGAAGAGCAGATGTAGGTTCAAAATTAATTGAAGATAACAGATATGCTTGGAGAGAATATACAAAAAGTAGATTAGATTTAAAAAGAACATTTAGAAATGTAAATGATCCTGTAAAAATTAATGAAATATTAGATAGTATTTTTGACAGTTTAATGTCTGGAGATCATAATAAATATGGCGGTGCAGATAGTGTATATGGAACAAAAAATGTAACTAATCGTTTAAATGCAGCAAGAGTTTTACACTTTAAAAATCCAACAGCTAGACAAGAATACAGTATAAGATTTGGACAACCTTCTTTAAAAGAAAGTATATTTACTGGATTAGCTACAAGCTCAAGAAATATTGCTTTAATGTCAGAATTAGGAACAAATCCCAGAAATACTTTAGATAAAGTTTTATCTTTATTAAAAAAAAAATACAGACAATCAGATCCTAAAATGGTTTCAGAATTAAATTTTAAAACTTTTGCAAGTCAATTTGCTGAATTAGATGGAAGTATAAACGCAGTTGGTGGTCAAACTTTAGCTAAAGTAGGTATGGTTGTAAGAGCAACAGGTAATATGGGTAGACTAGGTATGGCTACTGTTTCATCATTTGGTGATTTAGCACAATACATGGGAACTACAAGTTTTCAAGGAAGAGGATTATTAAGTGGTTTATTTGAAGCTATGACAGGATTGTTTAGAGCAAATGATAGAGCTGCAATGGAAGTTTTAGAAATTACCAGTAACTCTGTTGCTGCTACTGCTTTTAGAGGAAATATTTATGGTGCAGCAGATGATACTTGGGGAAGAATGGGTAGATTACAAAACACATTTTTTAAATGGAATGGTATGAATGGTTGGATTTCAAGTTTAAAAAGTTCAATGGCACTTGGTTTAGCAAGACATTATGGAATGTTGGCTGATACAAAATTATCAGATTTAACAATAAGAGAACAAAATTTTTTAACATTATATGGAATAGATGAAGGAAAATGGAATATGTTGCGTTCTATAAAAACTTTAGCAGTTGATAATAAAAGATATTTAACAGCAGAAGGTGCTGACGATATATCTGATGGTATTATTAATGCTTATGTTGGTAGAAAATTAAGTGCAAGAGAAATTAGAAATTTTAAAAGAGATTTACAATTAACATGGAAAAATGTTTTATCAGATCAAGGGAAACATGGATCACCAGAACCAGATGCTGCAATTAGAGCTATAACAAATCAAGGTTTAGAAAAAGGTACTCCAATGGGAGAAACTATTAGATTTGTAATGCAGTTTAAAAGTTTTCCTATTAGTATGTGGAAAAAAATTATTGGTAGAGAATTATATTCTTATGGACCAAACGAAAGCAATCTTGCAAAACTTGGTGGTTTATCAAGTATTTTACTATTAGGTACTTTCTTTGGTTATTTAGCAATGTCTACAAAAGATATGCTTCGTGGAAGATCACCAAGAGATCCTAAAAATAAAAACACTTTATTACAAGCATTTGCTCAAGGTGGAGGTGCTGGTATTTATGGTGATTTTTTAATAAGTGAAATACAAAATGAATATGGAAATGGTATCTTTGAAACTATACTTGGACCAACAGCTTCTGATACAAAAAAATTACTTGATATAATAACAACAATGAATGAACCTAAAAAATCTGGTAAAAAGTTTCTTGAATTAGTAGAAGGACATACACCATTTTTAAACCTATATTATACTAAAGCTGCCTATGATTATCTGATTGGCTACCAAATTAAAGAAATACTTGATCCCGGATATTTTACTAGGATGAAAAACAAACATGAAGAAAAAAGAGGTCAAAATTACTATTTAAAACCCGGTTCTATTATACCGGATATAAACTAATAAAGAGTAGAAAATAAAATGAAAAAGCATTATAACCAAGAATATTTATTTACAAAACCATCTAAAAAGAATAAAGGTTTTTAAGTTATGACAGTATCAAGCACAACAGTAAAAAATTCGTATTCGGGTAATGACAGTACAACTGAATTTGCCTACACATTTAAAATATTTGCAGACACAGATTTACAAGTAATTATCAGATCCTCTACAGGAACTGAAACAACCAAAACTCTAACCACGCACTACACAGTATCTGGTGCTGGAGATGCGTCAGGTGGTAATGTTACATTTACATCTGGGAATACTCCTGCAACTGGTGAAACAGTTGTTATTAGAAGAGGTGTTCCGCAAACTCAAGCGATAGATTATATC